ATGGTGTGAATACGATTGTCGGACTTGCCGAAGCGGTTGTGCCTGCTTCATAAGTTCCGTCAACCAATGCACCATTTTCATCAAGAACACCGATTGTCTGTCCGTCAATTACAGAACCGCTAGCGAATACAAAAGAAGCACCGCTTTCCTTTGCACCCGTGAATGTAACTTTTCCGTTTGCATAAGATGCAGTTACAGTCAATTCAGAATCATCGCTTGCAGTCTGAACAACAGGGGCATTAAACCAATTTGCTTTCAATGTAGAACTTACGGCAGGGTCGTCTGTTCTGATATGAGTACAAATAGTTCCTGCTTCCTGTCCCGCAGGAATGAACTGTGTCTGTACGAACTGTGCAGTTACGGAAATATGACCGAAGTTCAAAGAATCAGTCTTTGTTTCACCGCCTGTTTCTGGAACAGAGAATTTTCCCTTTGCATACCAGAAATACTGATAGCGGTTGTTTCCGCTTGCATCTTTTCCCGCAAGCCATACACGGAAACCAAGTGCATAATCGGCACTCTGATCAAGCGGGGTTTCAACTGTAACACCGTTGACTTTTCTCTGTCCGAGCATTTCTGCAAGAACATCAACATCAACATCAATCATTTCAAGATTGAGTTCGGTATTACCACGATTTGATGCAGAGAAGAATGGTCCATTGTCTGCGAAGTCAACGGCAACATCAGAGTTCGGATTAACAGTACAGTTAACCGCACCCTTCAATGCTTTTACTTCACCGAATGAAATTCCGTTTGCATCGTCCGAAAGAACCTTTGCGATAACTACGTTATCCAATCCAATTTTAGGTGCTTCGTTCATTTTTCGTTTCTCCTTTAAGATATAACGTTATATTCTAAAGGGAATAAAATTCCCGTTTAAAATCCAAAATCCTATGCTTTATATTATCTTCAACATCGGGGGTTTCTTGATTGCCCGTCATAGCCCAATAATCATTTCTAAAAATCCCCCGCACCACTTCGGCAATTTCTTCTGCCTTCGGATAGTTTTTAATTGTCTTTGAAAAGATGTGAATGCGAACTTGTGCCGATGTTCCTTCGGGCAGATTGTCCGAAAATGCAACATCACCGCTATTCAAATCTTCAAAGATAACAAGCGGGAAAGTTGTTACTTCCTGCGGATAAGCTGAAACAATTTTGTTACTGCCTATCAATGCAATCAGTTCTGAACTTGCAGAAAGTAAAGACATATAATATTTTTTCAAGTTCATCTAAAAATCTCCTTCCACAAATTCGACATAAAACTTTGACACTTGATAAGGCTAGCCGATAACCACGGACGGGGCTTCATCTTACTAGTGCCATATTCCAGAAATCTAGGATAATCGGAATTTCCGATAATACTTCCAACTTCCCCGATAACTTCATTTCCCTTTACACTGACTTCGTGCGTTATACTTCGCATTAAAGTTCCCGTATCGGGTGCAGGTGGATTTCCTGCATAAGAAGGGTGATGCCCTTTCTTGCCATAACTTACATCGGGGTTTGTTGGTGAATCCCGCATTATGCTTTTTGCAGTCCGTTCAACTTCTGCACAACTCATTGTAACAAACTTTTTAGAATCACTTTCGGCTTGCTTTGCCTGCTTTTCTAAAGCCCGTTGAAACGCTTGTAATTGTGCATCAAACCCCTTCGCCATTTCCTTCTTCCCCTTCACCATTTGTCGGCTCTGGTGTCGGCTCTGGATCTGGTGTTTCTTCTTCATTTTCTACGGGAACTAATAAACATTCCCCGTGCTTACTCCAAGCATTAATCGGCATTATATTAAACAATTCCGTTTTGTCCGTGAAACTAGAAAGCACGCTTGCACGATTTCCCGCCTTAATATTTTCGTGGAAACCATTATATAAAAACAATCGTGTATTTCCTTTTAGTGTAGAAATACCGAAAGCCTTAACTTCATCTTCTGTCAATGTATGCGGTTGCACATCGCCTTCAATAACTTCTGCCTGCGTCCATTCTGCGATATAATCGCCCGCATCATCTATCGTGTTGCTTTCAGTTAGAATTGTTACTACTGCGTTATGAAATCTAACCATTATGCAACCCCATAATAAATATATTTCTTCAAAAGAAGTCTTGCAGATTCCGAAAGCCCTGTATTATTTGCTTCATCGGAATATGTATCGGAAATATGACCTTCGCTATGAGCTTTCAAACCCGTTGCACCCATAGCATCAAGATTATATTTTTCTACAACGCAATTCAAACAACAGGTTGAAATATCATAAGGCAGGGAATCTTCTGCCCCTTCAACATAGCCCGTATCGTTCGGCAGATAATAACCCGCAGTATATGAAACTTTAATATCCCATACACCGCTAACAATATCGTGAGTAAATCCACGGCAAAAAGCTTTCTGACCCCAACCAAGTCCACGATATAATCTGCCCCATCTTGAATATTCTGGAAACATTTTCCAATCAGTCAAATCTTCCCCGCCAACAGAAACGCTTGAAACGTTCTGCAACGGGAAATGATTCAACTGTAATAATTGGCGGTTGTTTTCGCTATGCACTTCTTCTGTATAATCTGCCCTTGCTAATTTATAGCCGATAAATCCTTCGATAAGTGCCGAATACTGCTTAATCAAAAGATTAAGTTTAGCGTCCTGCGTTGTATCTTCAAGAGAAATATTAAGCATTGTTTTTACATCAGATAATTTGCATAGCATTTTGAAACCACCTTATGAACGTTCGTTCGGATTTACGGGATAATCGCCAAGAGTTACGATAGCACTTGAATCGTTTGTCTTTACATACTTTTTAGCAGTATACAAATCAACCCAATTTTCACCCTGCGACAAGTCTGCAAACTTTACGAAGTTTGAAGTCGCAATATCCGAAGTCTGTACTTCTTTTGAATCAGCACTTGCAACAAACAATGCAGTATTTGCACCCTGTGGGTCAAAAGCAGTATTGCCACAAGCGAATGTGTGAATCTGGTCTTTAATTGATGAACGAGTAATCATTTTGCTTTTCTCCTTTAAGTAAAATTAAAGGCGGGACAGTTTGCCCGCCCCGCTTCGTTATGCAACAGAATAAGTTCCGTGAACGAATGCCTTTGGCTGACGACAAGCAAAGTCAACTTCTGCGATAAGACGAATAAGTGTCAAATCACGGTCGAATGCTGAAACTACGTTGCCGTTGTTTGTGAATGTTCCTTCTCTTGATACTTCGATAGAAATATCTTTTGAAATTCCGAACATCATTTCGGCAAAATCACCAAGCCAGAAATCAGCATAATCAGTTGTTGTATCAACATACTTAACAGTTGAAGAACTGTGGAACTCATAGCCACGAAGGCGACCTGTTCTTGACATTTCATCAGACCAAGCGAATGGACCACTAGAGAAAGCCTTGTTGCGAATCCAAGATTCACCCATAGGGTTAAGCAACCAATGAACATTCTCCATACGAACGTTTGCCTGTTCAAGAAGGGCAACCATATCGTTCGGTGTTGTAAGTCCGAAAGCAGTTGAAGTTGAACCGCTTGTCTGGATTCCCGCAGTATTTGCAAGTCCGAGTGGCTGATACTGTGAACCTGTTCCGTTAAGAAGTGCATCATCAAGGGCGATTCTTGCTTTACGCATCAAATCTTCTGCAACCCAACCTTCGATATTTACACCGCTTTCACGGATAAGTGTATTTGACATAGCAGTTTTTGCGAACAGTTTCTTTGCACGCATATTTACTTCGCCAAATGTTGGCTCTGTAATTCCGCCAACTGTTTCTTCACCACCCCAAGAAATAGCCGATGTTGTGTCCATTCTTGGAATTGAAAGATTTCCGTGTACAAGTGGAACACGGCGGATATTCAGCTTGTCAATCAATGTATTTGCAACAAGTGCATCAATGTATTCACCGCTGAATGCAAGTGGAACTGTAAATCCACCTTCGCTTGGTGTTCCTGCGTTCATAGTCTTGCAACGTGCTTCAAGAACATTGTGAAGGGCTTTTGAATAAGGGAAGTCTTTCTTTGCCTGTGCAAGAACTTCTTCTGGGCTTACCTGTGTAATGTTATGAGCATCTTTGTGTCCCATAGCAGAAACGGCAGATGCAATCATCTGATTTACGATTGTAACAGGTGTTTCTTTTGCCTTGATAGAATTGTCTTTTCCAACTGCTTCTTTGAAGGCTTCAAGATACTTTACATTCTCTGCTTTGTCGTTTTCTGCCTTTGCAGTAATATCGGCAACTGCCTTTTTTACTGCTTCGTCAATCTGTGCCTGTGGTACTGCACCCAACTCATTCTTGATTGCTTCTTTTGCCGAATCAATCTGTTTCTGTGAACGTTCGTCAATCATACGTTCAAGGTCTTTTAATTCCATAGCCATTTTGATTTCTCCTATGCTAATTTATTTTATTTTTTTTTTTACGTTTCTTCCGTAATATTTTTACGGCTAAACTTTAGCCGATTAAATACAAAATAACCCCGCCACATTTAAGGCGGGTGTTTTGCTTATTTCTTCTGTAAGCCGTTTGCAACGAAGTTTCCGCAGATTGCTACAATAGCAGTTTCCGCAATTTCGATTGAAGAATTGATTGCGGTTGCATACTGTGGCTTGAAATAAGTTACCAAACCAATAGCGATTGCAGAAATTGCACCGCTGATTGTTACGATAAGTTCATAAGTTTTTTTACTCATTTCTTTTATCTCCTTTCCCGTAGTATAACACAAGTTTTTTCAACTTGTCAAAAATCCTAGTTTAGATCTGGAAGTTCAATCGTATTGTCGGGCAATTCCACAAACTGTTTTTCACCTTCCATTTCTTCTTCATCATCTTCGGGGTCGTCAAGTTCTGCAAGGGCTTTTTTTAATTCTTCCCCACAAGCCTTCAATGTAGATTGACACTTTTCCAATTCGTCCCCGCAGGCTTTAATCTTGTTTAGAATTTCTCTTGTTTCTGCCGAAACCCTTCTTCCGCTTTTTTCTTCGGTGATAAACTTCTTTGCAAAATCGTCCCCGAAACTTTTAACGGCTTCCGCAATAGCGTCTTGATTTGCAGGAACGGCAACCGCAGAAAATTCCAACAGTTCCCATTTCAGAATATCAAAACCCGTTTCGCTTTCAGTCCATTCAAGCGGGATAAATCCAACGCTTACGGCATTCAGCATTCCTGTTTTATAACAATGATATGTAAAATCAACAAGTTTTGCTTTTTCGCTTGCCTGCTCTGGATTGCTAGAAAGTTCTTCGATTGTCGGGAAGTAAACAATAGCTTTTACTTCGTTTCCTTCCACCCAAAACTTAGTTACTTTACCAAGCGGAAATTCCCTTGAATTATGGAACGAAAGAAAAACGGGGTTTTTCATATAGTTTGTAAAATCAACACCGCTTGCCCGCAGAATGTCCCCGTCCCTGTCTGTTACTTCTTTTGAGATAGTAAACAATACACTTCTATCGCCCAAATCTTCGGTGATAATAGACAAGTCTTTTTTTGTTGTCTGTCCTTTTTCAAGTTTCATTTTTTACCCCCGATTAAAGTCCTGTCAAAGTAACTACAACCTTTGCCATTCCGTCTTTGCCTTCTGTCGGCACAATTTCAACAGGCTCTGTGTAAGTTGATGCGTCAATGCTTACTGCCTTTGAAGTTTCGATTGCAGGAATATTTGAAAGTGTGATAGTCGCTTTCTTCATTCCGTCTTTTCCGCTTGTTGGTGTAACTTCAACAGGGCTTTCGTAAGTTGATACATTGATTGTTGCGGATTTGTTGTTTTCCAAATCTGCCCCCGCAATAGTAACTGTGTTGAATGTAACTTTCTTTACATCGTAATCACAATCGCCAACAATACCGATTGCATTGTCGCAACCTGTAATTTTTACAAACTTCTTTGCACCGATTAAAGAAAAACAAAAACCTTTGTTGATGTTTTCCGCATCGCTTGCAAGGGTCAAGAAGTCGTCATAACTTCCCGCTTCTGTGTCGCTAGTAACTACTTTTACCGCAGTTCCAGAATTTCCGCCAACGCAAACAACCGCAAGTGTATCAATTCCCAAGCGGTTGAAAGCGGTCTTTACATCACCAATAATTCCGATTTTATCAAGCATTGTTTTCATAATTTTATTCTCCTTTAATTTAATTTACATCATTACAAACGGGGCAATAGTACAACGGCAGTTGCAAACCTGTCCCGCAGGTGCAGTCGGGTCGCCCGCATATTCCATAAAAGCCCCTTCGATATTATCCATAGCAGGAACTTCAAACTTGTCTGTTATCGGAACAACTGTCCCGTCCATTATCAAGTGCGAATCTCTTGTGCGGTCGTCCTGCACAGAAATCCATTCTTTATAGTTTATTCCTTCGGCTCTGTATAATTCATTACTTCCCGCATTCATTGTAGTACAAGATTCAGTTCTTGCGATAAGTGTTGCCCGTGTCTTTTTATCATCATCAAACAAGCCGTCTGCAACTTCAATCAGCGTTTTAATTCTGTTTCTTAAATCATCACCTTCGACAATGCTTTCTGAAAGTGCCTTGCGTAGTTTCTTCTTTGTGGTGTTGTTTATATCCTTGCACAATTCAAGCCCATAAGAATCAATCCACAAGCTGAAAGCCCGTCTAACTGTGTCGCTGATTTCCTTTACTGATTTTTTATTCAAAAGTTCCTGCCCGTGTTCTGCACCGACATTCAAGCCATTAAGGAAAGCACCCGCCAATGTATGCTTCAAGGCTTCGTCCATTTTATTATCAAATAGATTTTCAATAGCCGTTCCAACGTCTTTGTTATTTTCGCAGGCTTTTTTAATTTCTGCATCAACAAGTTCATTCTGCTTTGTAAAGGCTTTTTTCATAGACTTTATAAAAGGCTCTTCAATGCTTGTTGCCCTTGCGTCAAAAACTTTCCAGATCTTGCCACGTCTTTCTTTATCTTCTGCCGATTTCAAAACACGATATTTCTTCTCATAAGCAGTTTGAAGGCTTTTGAATTCTTCTTCGGTCAATTCTTTTTCCCCTTCTTCTTCCTGCGGAACGTTCGGCAAATCAACTTGTGTCGGCTCTGCATCGGGAAGTTCAATCGGCTCTGAATTAAAAGGAACTTCAACCTGTCCGAATCCCCTTAAATAAACATCACCGCCCTTTTCGTCTTTCTCATATCCCATCATTTCCCGCCAATCATTGACAGTAAGAACACCCCTAGAAAGTCCATCGTTTGCAATCTGTAATTTCTGTGCAATATCTTCCGCAATATTATTTTCGTGATGCAGAATTAAATTCTGTTCCTTGTCAAAATCTTCCCACAATAACTGTGTATTGATTACACGTTCAAACATTCTTAAATCATCGGCAAGAACATTTTTATTAAGAAGGTATTCCGCAGAATCTATTGTGCTTCTGTTTGAGTTCTGCAAAATACCCATAATCTCTGGTGGAATGTGATAGTGTTCGTTTGCATTATCCCGCAGGAATCTACGGCTTTCTACAAAATCCAATTCAGTCGGGCTTTGTGAAATCTTTTCAAACTTGCTTCCTTCCCCCGTCAAAACCATTGGCTCTTTTGCGTGGTGGAATCCTGCCATTTTTGAAAGCCAAGATTGTTTTATCTGGTCCGCAGTTTCCTTATTGCCCGCAGGTGCATAAATAATTGCAGATGGTGTTGCGTCATTAAAGAAAAGGTTTTTAGCGTATTTAGAAGCATATTCATCGGATTGTATTTCGTCCCCGATTGCTTCACTAGTTCCCCTGCCCCTTCCATAAGGGTCATTCAAGTCTATATCTTTGAAACAGATTACATCTTCAACGGGAACAACAATAGAATTTCCCCCCGCAGTTCCGAACGGATAAATCTCCCAAAATCGTGAAGTTGCCGAAGGTGTCTGAACTACCCAAGAAGGTGAAACGGGTTGAAGTGCAATTATCTTTCCGCCTGCGTCCCTTACTTTCAAAAGATACGCTTCACCTACTAACTTATAGCAGGCAAAAACAAAATAGCGGATAGTCCACCCCGTCAATTCTCTATCAGCGGGGCACGGATTTTCAAGAAGATTGTATATTTCGTGATTTTCAATAATGCTTGCTTTGTTTTTATTCTTTCTGAAATCAATTTTGTCATAAAGATAAAGTTCCGTAGATGCACATTTATTCGCAATTATGCGGACACCATCTAAACGGGGGTTTGTATGATACAAGGCTAATAAATCACGGGTTGCACTGTCTGGTGCTTGCGACCAACGTTTTACGATTAAGTTCTTGATACTGTCAAGCGGATTTCTCATTTATAATATCTCCCATACTTTGGAATAGTTTTAATATACACCAAGTATAGAAGTTTTGTCAAAAATCGTTTATAGGTTTTATTCAAATAATGTCGGTTGACTGTTTAATCTGAATCCGATTCTTCTGTATTCATCATAAACGGGCTTCCATATCATTTCGCATTGTTTTCTTTCTTCGGGCAGTAATATCGCAAGTGTATCAAGATAAGATTGCAAGTTCATATTATATGGGCAACCTTTACAACCTGTCCTTTCAAAATTATAAGGCGGATAATATAGTTCACACAACTTTATATTTCTTGTCTTGATATACCATTCTTCAAATTCATCAGTCGCAACAAGTAAAGGGTGAAACTTTTTTAATGCACCTTCTGAAAATGCAGTACAACTAATATTTGCACGGCTTCCGCCTTCTTCTGCCCGCATTCCCGTCAAGACTATTTTTCTTCCGCTTTGCTTTTCATAGGTTTTAGCAGTTTTCTTTTTTAATTCATTACAACAATTTTTGCTTAGTTTTAATTTGAAATCGGGTGTAAATTGATAACGCAATTTATCTGGACATTGAAACTGTTTAGCTTTTATTCTGCCTTCGGTATTTTCACCAAGATATTTCAAAACCCATAAAGTTCTTCCCCCGTTTTGATAACAAGCAACGTGGTCCGAATGTTCTTTTGATTTGAACGGATAACCTTTTTCTTCAAGCATCTTTTTTATGTTTATATGCGGATTGATAATCGTTATGCGGGAATCTCTCTCTCTCTCTCTCTCTGCGAACTTTACTATCGCTTTATATTCAATCCCTGTATTAAAAAATACTCTAGGGATTTTATTGTTCGGTAATGCTTCATCAATCAGATAATGTAAAACAGTTGAATCCTTCCCGCCCGAAAAACTGATATATGCGTTATTTTCAAGGTCGTATAATTCATTCATTGATTTTATTTTTTGTATTCTATCGGCAAGCAGAAATTCATTCTCTGTCATAAATCGCCCCTATTGATTTATCTCTTTCATCTTCTGCATTTCAGCTTTTATTCTGTCTATGATTGCTTCATCTTTGACATAGTAACGGAAAAGCCAATGTAAGAATTCGTGTGTCATTGAATTGCAGGGAAGGAAGTTATCGTTTAATACTTCATAGTTTTCTTCCCGCAAATCTTCGTGGTGAAGTTCCCAACGCTTGCCCAATTTATGCAGGGTGATTAAATCTATCCCCCCGCATTCCTTTTTCTTTTTCGCCTTGAATAATTTCCACACTTTTCTTGCACGGAAATTGCGTTTCTTTTTTTGTGCTTCGTTCATTCTGCCCCCTATGCAATTATCTTAACACATAAAGGGCAGAAAGTAAATATTATTTTGTCATTGTCTTTTTCGGCTCTGTCTTTGCAATAGAATTGCGGATAGTTCCAACGGCTTCTTTATCTGGAACAAAACACATTCCGATATATTCGTTCTTGTAAATATAACCGCTAGGAACTTTCACAATCTCATAACCTGTTGCAGAATCCAAAATCGGACAATCGCCAACTTTCAATACTTTCAGCATTTCTTCAAGGTTTTCACCTTCCTTTCTAATCTTTTTCATTTTATCCCCCTTTAATATAACATTGGTCTTATTATTTTCGGCTCATAATAAAGCATCAAGATACAATCGGCAAAGTCGCAGGATTTCCCGTTGTTTCGGCTTTTATAACTGTCTTTGCTTTCAACCTGCCTTCTTGCTTTGTGGTCGTAACTATAACGGCGGTCTGTCAATTCGTGAAAAAGTCTGTCGTTATTTATCAAGCCCGCTTCTTCTATCGGGAAAGTACACCACATTTCAGTTGGCAAATCTGCAAACTTGTCTGTGTCCTGCGGTTTACTTCCGAAGTTTATTCCGATAACTTCACGATAACCCCTAGATTTCAGAATGTCTACTACACCGCCCCCGACACCCGTTTCATCAATCTTCATTTTCATTCCCTTGTTATGCCCCGCAACTATTTCTATTCTGTCGCAGATTTCAACAAGGCTTTTTCCTTTCAGTTCATCAAGGCTTTTTAATTTAAGCCCCTTGCGAAGTCCTATTACTGTACTATCATCACCAAATCGGGCAACATCGCAGGCAAGTTGATAATCGCCTTCTTCGCTAACTTCCCTTTCCATAGCTTCGTGAACGGCAATTCTTGACATTACTGCATTATCGGCTTGTGCTAGATATTCACCTTCCCAAATATGCCGTGCTAGATCTGGATTGAACTTATAATCTGCTTCTCTGTCTTTTGCTAGTTTTTCCGTAAACCACGGATTGTCATTCCAATTGCATTTTATAACAACCGCACCTTCCCGCAACTTCAAACTTTCAATTGCATCTTCTTCTGTATTCGGGTTATAACTTGCCCATATTTCCGACCCGTTCATTCGGATGGTTGGAATAAGCATCTGCAAACTTTCCGCAGAAACGCTTTGTGCTTCTTCAATCCAACATCTGTCGTAACCTTCAAGGGATTTTATTGCGTTTCCTGCCCGCAGGTCTTTCAAGCCCCTAAAAATAACCCTGCTTCCGTTTTCGTTTTCCAGAACGTCCCGCAGGATATTCCACCCGCCTAATTTCAAACGCTTTATTGTTTCCACGCATAATTTATAAACAGAATCATCTAGGGATTTTTGAATTTCACGAACGCAAACAAGATTGTGTCTTTCTGCTGATAACTGTTGCATTAAAAGGCTTGCTATACTCCAAGATTTCCCGCTTCCACGTCCGCCCATAGTCAATTTATATGGTGCGGGTTTTCTGAATTCTTCCAAGCAGGGAACAACTTGATTTCTGTATAATCGCAGATAATCAGCTTTCTTTTCGTCTGATAATGCGTCAAATTGCTTTTCTGTTATCTGTGGTATTATCGGCTCTATCATTTAAGCCCCATAAGTTCTTTGAACTCTGCTTTCATTTCTTCGGTGGTCTGCAATCTTGTGTTTACTTCCCCCGATAACTGCACCTTGCTTCCTTCCGTGCCTTCCCTAATTTCACGCATTAAAGAAACGCTAGCAGAATCAGAACGGGCAAGAACTTTTCTCATAACTTCATTACATAATTCAGCACCCGTCAATTTTCTGTCTTTATCGCCCTGTCTTACGCTATATTCTCTTTCAAGGAACTCTGCGTAAATCTGCGACATAAGTTTTTTCTTTGCGTTATTTTCTTTTCGTTTTTCTGCGGATTTTAATTGTCTTTCCCTTGCGTTTTCTTTAGTGCAAGGCTTCAAGTTTTCGTCATTCATTCTTGCAAACCTCTTGCTATATGTTAGGGATTGAAAAAAAAGAAGAAGCCGATAGGTCGGATTTGAACCGCCACTTTCTTTCTGGAATGAAAGCCGTGCTACCATTACACCACATCGGCAAGTAATTATATTTTACTTTCTTTTTTTCAAATCTGCAACCCCTTTATTATGCCGTTCTTCAACTGTGATATTTTCGCCCTTATACATTCCCGCACCTATTTTGTCGATTTCTGAAAATGGTAGGATAGGAACAGTCAATTTGTCTTTGTATGATTTATCTAGGAAGTAAATATATCTAAGCATATAACCTTTTATATATTGCCCCCCCCTCTGTAATGCTATTTTAGAACCAAATTCGCCATTTGGTCCTTGATAGTTCTTATTGTCTAGTGTTTTTCTCGCAACCCTTGTTCCATCGGGCATTTCGATTATTTGCTTATTTTCTTTTATTCCGCATAAAGAAAAACCGCTTGCCCTGTAAATTGCCCCGTCCCCGCATTGTGTTCCGTCTGCAAAAGATATGACCCATTTTATATTCGGATAGTGCTTTTTAATCAGTTTGAAAGAAACTGCAATACATCTTGATTCTGAATTTTTCGGTAGATAATCGTCAAAAGCCATTCGATTCAATTCTAGGAAGTCGTTCCACTTTGTATCTTTTACAAGCCCGATTATTTTTGATTTATCCATACTTGGTCCAAAAGATAAAACCCCGTGCAGAATATCTTTATAAAATGCCCCAAAATGCAAGCAGGAATTATTGACTATCTTTCCGCTATAATGGTGCTTTCTTACGAAGTCGTTTGCTTTCGTTGGATTTATCGGTTTTACGATAATTTCTTTTACGTCAATATTAGCCATTTAATAAATACTCCTTGCAGATTTCGGCAAGTTTATTTCCGTTTCCGTTTGTATTTGTATCGTCTTGAATTGGTCCGCATTTCTTCAAGGCTTCCTTGATAATTTCCACTTGTTCCTGCGATAATACAAAAGTCATTGTGCATTGTGTATCTCTGTCGCCTTCCTTCAATTCGGGGAAATCTTCAACGGCTTCTGTATCATCTTCAAAACTAATTGTTGTATCGGGAAGTGCTATTTCGTCAAAGTTCAAATCAATATCTTCTGCAAACTCAAGAACCGACTCTTTGGACATCTTACCATATTGTGAATTCAATCTTAATAACTTTTGTTTTGCTTCG